GTAATTGCAGACCGCCATCATGTGTTGGTTGAGTATCAACTGCCAGTTCCCTCCGCAGTAGATGTGGTAATAGTGAACGACTTTCATAAGGTCCAAAGGAGGGTTAGAAGGGTGATGATGAAGAAAACGGCTGCAAGCGTCTTGCCGATTTCAATTAGCAGGTCAAGGATGCGTTCGGTGTTCATGGGGCAAAGTTACACCACAACGTACTTCCCTGAGTTGCTAACCCTCAATTTGTTAAGGGCCACATACCGCATCGCATCGCAGGCGTGGTTGAAGGAATCAATCGGAACCCCCGTGTTCTTGCCCTCCTTATCGGTCGCCCAAGTGTAGGATCTTAATTCTTTGATGAGGTTGGTGCTATCCTTGGTAACCTGCAACTTGAACCTTTTGAGAATGTCTATCCCGTTCCTGACCGAATCGGGACCTTTCTCCGCTGGCTTGATGTTGAAACCTAACCGATAGATTTCCTCGATGCTCTTCGGTTCTGCCGAGTCCGCCACGATCTCCCAAGCCCTTGTGATGCCAAGCGACCGCAACTTGTCTGCGATGTCTTGGTTCGTGAGGCCCGTGGAGTAGAGCAGTTCTTGGATGAGCAGGCAGTCCCCTTGGCGGTAGATAGCTACGAGTGCAGTTGGGTCGTTGCTGAAGCCCCAGTCAAGCCCTAAGGCGACGAATTTCGCTCGGCTGACATCGATACCCTCCACGACCTCGAAGTCCTCGTAGATCGCACCCTGAAGCGTACCTACCTGACCGAGGCCGTACACCTTCCACCAGTTCGCCCAATAGGCAGAGGTTTCGGCTTTAGTGCGGTTTAGTTCGATGTCCCTCCTAATCGTGTCGGGCAAAGCCTCGTTGTCCTGATAGGTCAGGATGAGCAGTTCGGAATCGTCCTCTCGCAGGACCTCGGTATGCGCCCAGAACTCGTGGGTCGGGTTGAAGTCGATGTAGATGGCCTCGCTGGTACGAATGGCTAACTGGTAGTAGGATTCAAAGTCGATGTTGTTCGCCTCGTTGATGTAAACGACCTGCCTCCTTGCCCCTCGGAGCCTTGCCTCGGAATCAGCCGAGAAGAACTCAATGATTGAACCGTTGGCAAAGTGATAGGTGAGCAGGGTCTTGTTCCATCGGTCTGCGACCCATCGGCCCGTCCATTGCATGACCTTGGCGAAGTCTTTGATTGCACCCCTCCGTAGGTGGGGGATGGATTCAGAAACTACCGAAATCTCGGTCTTGTTCTTTGCTGCGATGTCGATGAGGACCGCAAGGATGGCGAGTGTTTTCCCAGCACTTGTTCCGCCTTGGATGACCTTCTTCCGGGCCTTCATCCTGCGGATTCGGCTGATGGCGGTCGTGTACTTAAAGTCCATCCCCAAACAGGGGTTGCTCGATGTGGACCGTGTTCTCCTGCTTATCAACCAAGCCAAGGAGGCGAGAGGCGATGTTGGCCGAGTAAACCCCGGCACTTGAACCCTCCAGCATATCCTTATCGCAGGTCAGCCTTATGCGTGTAATGATTGGGGAAAATTTCTTGTGCAGGTCCGTAGTCCCCTTCCTGTAATCCGAAAGGTCATAGCAAACCCCGTTCTCTGCAAGCCATCCTTCAAAGCCCCGAAAGGTAATCGGACGCTCTTTGTCCCGGTAAACCATGACCCCGTCCTTGCCGACATAGTCCTGCACACGATAGGGGTTGGCCTTGTTCTCGGCTCGGTATCGTTCAAACGCCTCCCATAGTTCTTCGGGGGTATTCCAAATTGGGGGTCGGCCTGCCATTAGTATTCGATTTTGTCGATTAGGTCGCTTATCTTGTTTACGATTTTCATTTTCACTTCGTACTGGTTCGGGGCATTGGAATCGTCCACCGCTCCGATGCAGTCGCAGAGGGTGGTGATGACCATCATAAGCGAGTCCATCCGAGCCTGCACTTGGGCTTCGTCATCCTTCGCCTTCGAGTTCGCCAAGTTCTCGGAGTTTATTTCTTGACCATGAGAGAGCCGACTTGCCACCCCACAGGAGGTAACTGATGTAACCGCAGTCCGAGGTATCGTCTGCGTTGTCGTAGTAGGTTTCTGCCCTTGACAGGTAGGAGTGCATCCGCTTGATGGTTTCAACCGAGATGGGTTCGCCCTTGGACAAAGTGGCTGCCCTGACCTTGCCCGTTTGGGTGGCGCACTTGTTCCCGTTCCGCTCGTTGAGTTCTATCCCTCGCTTGGCATTCGACCGAATCTCTTGGCCGTAATCGGAGTACGACTCGAACTGTTGCCTCTTGTGATTCTCCCACGTTGAGCCGCAAACGGCCAATCTTTGAGCCGTATCGGGGAACTCCGTGTTGACGTTGTTGTTGGACATACAACGACCAATGAAGCCTTCTCTTGACTCGTTATTGTTCGGGATTGGCAGGGGCATTTAGGGGGTGGGTTATGGTGTTTTGATTGGCTTCGGCAAACAAGTCCGCTTGCAGGTAAATGTATTGAAGGGCCGATTTTACGCAGTCAGCACACCACCAGTTTGTGGGCGGTCGTCCGTGAGCGGTCAAGATGGCTTGCAGTTCCCCAACGGCATCGGGTGGTAAGCGCATGGTTAGCGATGCCACATATTGGTCCCAGTACTTCCTGTGCTTTTGGGCCACGATGAACTGGTCGGTTGTCATTTGAAGGTCCATTCCCGGATGATTATTGCGGTGGCAGATGTGGCAAGCCCAAGGATTGGGGCCAAGTACCATTGGCACGTTGGCAGGGTCAGGGCAAAGCCAAGCCAAAACCCGAAGCAGGTCATGCACGAAAACGGCTTCCGCTTCGCAAAGGGCAAAGCGTAGAACCATCCCGGCAGCACCCGGAACTCCACGACCGCAAGGGTCGCAAGCGCACTAATCAGGATGGGATAGACCAGTATATCCATTGGACTCGATTGCGGTTTTGATTTTGGCCTTGGCCTGCTCGATGGAGTAAATGATTGAGCGGTACGGGATGCCCGTTTCCCGGCTCATGGCTTTCATGTTCCCCGTCTGCATGAGCAGGTTCAGCAGTTCTTTGTCGTACGGGAAGGCTCCGTCCTTGGCCCAAGAGTCCATCTCTTGCTGGGCAATAGCCCAAAGGTCGTCAAGCAGGGAGTCGTAGTCCTTGCTTAGTTCTTGGGTTTCGGGGTCTACTTCGACCCTCTCGTCGTGATGGCGGTACTTCTTCGCAAACTGGTTGTTGTTGCCCCGGTACAGGTTCATGATGAGCCGAACGATGTAGAACCGCAGGTAACCTTGCACCTGCATCTTGGTAATTTTGTCGGGGTCTTTTTCGAGTAGGATGAGGACTACCTCTTGTTCAAGGTCCTTCCAAAGCGGATTGCCCCCCGTAATAGTGAGGCAAGCCTTGCGGATTTCTCCGCTTCGATACAGGTCAAGGATGGTAGCCTCTGCGCTCACTCACGCAAAGATGGATGGGGTTCTCGCTAATGTTGCAAAAAATCCCGTGTCCTGTTGAGAACCTGTGTACGCAGGAACTTGATGTCCGGCCTTGCTCTCATGTTTTTGGCAAGGATTTCGAGGTTGTGCATGACCGTTGCGTGGTTCCTCTTGATGATACGCCCGATTTGGCAGTAGGTGTAGAGGTATTCCGAATAGGCGATGTCTGCAAAGATGCTTCGAGCAAGGACCAGTTCTTGGGTCTTGACTTCGCTCAAGATGTCATCGGGGCTGACTCCGACGACCTCTGCGGTGTAGCCGAGGATGGTTCGTGATATTAGGTCCATGGTTATGCCGTCTTGGTTGAAAGTTCAATGAGTTTTTTCAGGCAGGCAAGTTCCGCTTCTTCGTGAGTGTCACAATGGTACACTAAAGAGGATTGAACAACAGCGTTGTAATGGCCGTTGTCATACTCAATAAAGTGCCTTAATCCGCACTCCTCCCTGAACCACCTGAACGCTTGTTGGTAGAGGGGGGCAATTACTTCATCTTTATGCACATTATGCGAATAGCGGTAATAACCTTCCGATTCATACACCTCACCAATAGCGTTGTAAAATGAAAAGCATTCTTCATCAAACCCAAGTTCTTTGAGTGCAAGGGCTTGTTCGTAGGGGATAAATTCGTTTTTCATTTTGTTTGGGTTAAAACGGGTTAGGGGGTAGGGGCATCCAGTGGCTGACTTCGGTCAGGAACCAAGTTTGATGCTCGTAGTACCATCGTCCATCACCAAGCCATGCGTAGGCTTGATTGCGGTCGGTCGTGAATATCAGGACTGGCTCGTAAGGTGTCGGCATCCGGTCCAAGCATTTAATCCATTCCATCGTCAGGCGTTTTTGGCTTGGAGGATACGACCGAGCAGGGTCCAGTTGACGGACCAAGGCTTGATGGTTTCGGATTTGTCGGGTCGGTTGCAGTTGACACACTCCTTGCGGATGTGAATCTGCCAGCGTCGGAAATCGATTGGTGTGGTTTTCATAGGGTTGGGGTTTGGTTATTGGTTATTATTCTCAACGACCTGTCCTTCTTCAAGTACGGTCATTTCGTAGTAGTCCGTTCCAAATCCGTATGCATCGTATTCGTTAGGACTGCCCTTTGGGTAAACTTTTTCAATATGCTTGTTTACGGCTTTGATGGCTTCTTCTTCGCTTTTAGCAATGGTGAAGAACGATTGCTCACCGTGTCCTTGTGGTTGGAATGCGTATAGTTTCATCGGTTTGGGGTTTGATTATCCGTTGGAAACAGATTTGGATTTTTTTTGCAGATGTTTACGTTCTCAAAACTAAGCATCGATGTATGGATTGAATCACAAAATTCGCACTTATAGTACCCCTTATGGTACTCTATCCACTTGTGCGAGTCGTACTTAATTTTCGCCCAATACATTCTTTCTTGTTGTTCGGGAGTGAGGATTATTTCATCTTCTTTAATTGGTACATTCATCGGTTTGGGGTTTGGTTGGTAAAGTTAGATGCTGACGCTGGGTTCGCAAATAAAAGAGTTAGCGGTAATTTTAAATTAACTTCCAACACCAATCCCAACTACTTTCACTTTTGGCTTGACAAGTGAATATATTGTA